ACAACCAGAACCACAACCACAGAGTGAAGACATATCTAAAGACGGTAGCACAAACCCAGGCGGTCTACAAGTTGCAATGCGTCCTAAACTTGCAGTAAACATTATGAGAATACAATTTCCAGAAGATGTAATGTCAGAGATTAATGAACACATTGATAATACAATTATACCTTCTAACAAAGATTATTCAAAAGGTTTAGTAGGACAAATCAGTCACGATAAAAGGTCTGCACAATTGCACTTCCCACACAATGATGATGGTGTAGGTAAACAGTTCAGTGATGTTATCACAAGGCTAGGTAGTGAGTATATCGACAGAGTTGTAGGTATTAGGTCTGAGATTGAAATGCAATCTATGTGGACTGTACACAGTTACGAAGGTGATTACAATCCTGTCCACGACCACGGCACTAAAACACCTATGGGATTATCTTGTATTCTATACTTGAAAGTTCCACCACAGATTGAAAAGTTAGGTAATCCAGCAGAACACTTTGAAGGACTAAACGAATCATCTGGTGCAGTTGATGGATTTACTTATCTGACGTGGGGTGTAAATGGTATGAGAGATATCAACATACTAAGACCTATCACAGAAGAATATGTGAAACCAGAAGTTGGAACAATGTTAATGTTTCCAGCTTGGTTACGACATGGTGTAATGCCATTCTTTGGAGAAGGTGAAAGAAGAACATTCTCTTGTAATATGAACGTGTCACCAACAGAAAAATTAAGTGGTGACCATTATAGAAAAACTAGAGAGGAATAGTTATGATAGGACAAAGAATACCAGACATTACATTTAAAACTAGAGTCAAAGATGAAGAAGGAAACTTTGATTGGAAAGATGTAACAACTTGTGATTACTTCAAAGGTAAATCAGTAATATTATTTTCACTGCCTGGAGCATTCACTCCAACTTGTTCAACATATCAATTACCAAACTTTGAAAAGAAGTTCGCAGAGTTTTCATTAGAAGGTATTGATGAGATTTATTGTATGTCAGTCAATGATGCATTTGTAATGAACGCATGGGCAAAAGACCAAAAGTTAGAATATGTAAAAGTTATACCAGACGGTTCAGGTAGATTTACAAGAGGAATGGGTATGTTAGTAAGAAAAGACCCAGAAGACTTTGGATATCGTTCTTGGAGATATGCAGCTCACATTGAAGATTGTGTAGTAAAAAAGATGTGGGTAGAAGAAGGTAAAATGGACGATTGTCCAACTGACCCATACGGTGAAACTAATCCACAAGAGATACTAGAGGACTTACAAAATGGCATTAAGTGATTTATCAAAACAACTAGATGATAGAAAATCATCTAACAAAGAACAACCTTATTCAATGGGTAGACAAACTGTGAGAAAGGCTAGACCAGACTTGAAAGACAAAGACTTTCAAGCATCTATCAAATTGAAAACTATGCCTGCTGTAAAATGGTTAGAGGTAGAGTTTCCAAAAGTATTTGTAGATGAGATTAATGATTATATTGATACAACTGTTATGGAAAAGAATGAAGATTATTCTAATCGACTTGTTGGACAATTGAAAACTGAGAAGTCTGCACAACTTGACTTTCCACTAAAAGGAACTGAAACTGGAGAACAGTTTAAAAAAGTTTTAGAAAACTTGGGTATGTCTTTTATACAAAAACCCTATGGTAGAATGTCGTCAGTAGAATGTTTTGAGGCTTGGACTGTTCACAGCTATGCTGGAGATTACAATCCTCTACACGACCACGGCGTTCACACTGGTTCTGGACTATCTTGCATATTCTATTTAAAAGTTCCAGAGTGTATCAGTAGTAAACCAGAAGTAGATGTTCCTAGTTTAGAAAACGCATCTGGTATTGTTGATGGTTGGACACAGTTTTCTTGGGGTGCTCATACAATGAAAGATTTGTATCAGTTGAGAGAACAAACACAACACGTTGTAAGACCAAGAGAAGGATTGTTAATGATGTTTCCTTGTTGGTTACAACACCTAGTATGGCCTTTCTCTGGTGAAGGTGAAAGAAGAACTTTATCTGCAAACTTTAACATACATGACTCACCAGAAGTTGGAAAACAGTTTGGTTCAATAGGTGCGAAAAGAGCAGTAGGAGATAACCCACTTAAAAACGTAGAGAGATAATATTATGTACAAATTTGATGAAGACAAGATTATAAAAGAAATAAAAAAACATATTGACAAAACCTACGAAGGTCACTATAATAAGAATAAGTTTCAAGCAACAGAGTTTATTATAGACTCTGGACATGGAGAAGGTTTCTGTATCGGAAATATTTTGAAGTATGCTCAACGATATGGAAAGAAGAATGGTAAAAATAGAGCAGACTTATTGAAGGTTATACATTATGCTATAATCGCAATGCATTTAAATAATGGAGAAAGTGAATGAAGTTAAGTAATAATACAGTACAAGTTCTAAAGAACTTTGCGTCTATAAATCAAAACCTTGTAATCAAAGAAGGTAATGAAATTAAAACAATGTCTGCAATGAAGAATATAGTTGCAAAGGCTACAGTAGAAGAAACATTTCCTAAACAAGTTGCAATCTATGACTTGAATGAATTTTTAGGTTGTCTATCTTTATTTAAAAGTCCAATACTTTCATTTAATGATACCAGTGTTACAATTACAGAAGAAAATAGTAACAGTGGTGACTCATTGGAATATATGTATAGTGACCCAAGTGTTGTGACAACACCAAGTAAAGATATTAATATGCCTAGTGAGGAAGTGAAATTTATTTTAGATGATATAACATTATCTAAACTATCAAAGTCAGCTGGTATGATTGGAGCACCAGACTTACTTTTAGAAAACAATAAACTTACTGTTAGAGATAAAAAGAACGATAGTGGAAACTGTTATTCAACTAATGTTGATGCACAAGGCAGTGGAACATACAAGTTTTATTTCAAGACAGAAAATCTAAAACTGATACCAGGCTCTTATGATGTGACTGTTTCATCTAAGAACATCAGTAGTTTCAAAAACGGAAAGACACAATACTGGATTGCACTTGAACCAGAATCAACGTATTCTGCGTAGGGAGAGCATACATGGAAAAGTTTCTCTGGGTGGAGAAGTACCGTCCAACGACAGTAGACGAGTGCATACTCCCAAGTAATCTAAAACAAACTTTCAAAGAGTTTGTCAAACAGAAGACCATACCTAATCTAATTTTATCTGGTGGTGCTGGTGTCGGTAAAACGACTATTGCAAAAGCCATGATAAATGAGATAGGTGCAACATCAATGATGATAAATGGTTCTGAAGAGTCTGGTATTGATATACTCAGAACTAAGATTAAAAACTTTGCATCAACAAGTTCTCTTGAGGGTGGTAGAAAGTATTTAATCTTAGATGAGTCTGATTATCTTAATCCACAATCAACACAGCCTGCACTTCGTGGGTTTATGGAAGAGTTTCATAAGAATTGTGGTTTTATTCTTACTTGTAATTACAAGAATAGATTAATACAACCATTGCACTCCAGATGTAGTGGTGTTGATTTTAAGATACCAAAAGAAGAAAGACCACAACTTGCAACTGCGTTCTTCAAAAGAGTAAAAAGTATATTAGAACAAGAAGGTATCAAGCATGATGATAAGGTCATACTTGAACTAATCACTAAATACTTTCCAGACTGGAGAAGAACATTAAACGAATTGCAAAAGTATTCTGTGTCTGGTCAAATAGATTCTGGAATACTTGTTAACTTATCAGAGGTAAGTATCAATGAACTTATGGACGCACTTAAAAAGAAAGAGTTCACAGTTGTTAGAAAGTGGATTGTTAATAATTTGGATAATGACCCAAATCGTATGTACCGTCTTGTTTATGATTCTCTGTATAATTATCTTGATGGTTCTACTATTCCTCATGCTGTTCTCATTATTGGAAAATATTCTTACCAGTCAGCATTCGTTGCAGACCAAGAAATAAATATGTTGGCTTGTATGACTGAATTAATGTCTACGGTAAAGTTCAAATGAGTTATGAACTAAAAGAATATTTAAAAGCAATCAATCAGTCTAAAGAAAAATTGATGGACACTGAAGATGAAGTCTGGGAAAAGAAATATCCAGCTTATATTGTAAACAAATGTCTTGCACCAGTTGATAAAGCAACTTGTCTATTTGTTAATGAAATCAATGGACTTTCACACTTAGATAATAAACTTCAGTTTGATTTTTTGATAAATAGTCTTAGAAGAATGAGTAGATATGCTCCTTGGCAAAAGGCCAAGAAGATAAGTGATATAGAGTATGTAAAAGAGTATTATGGATATAGTAATGAAAAGGCTAGGTCTGCACTCACCATACTTAATAATGAACAGATTAAATATATAAAGAAGAAATTGAATAAAGGTGGAAGACATGGAAAAAACTATTAATTGGTCACAAGACCAAATGTTGGAAGTTGTATTAAAAGAACCAGACGATTTCCTTAAGGTAAGAGAAACACTATCTCGTATAGGTGTGGCCTCCAGAAAAGAAAGAAAGTTATATCAGTCTTGTCATATATTGCACAAGCAAGGTAAATACTATATCGTACATTTCAAAGAACTTTTTGCATTAGATGGTAAAGAAACCAATCTATCAGAGAATGATATTGCAAGAAGAAACACAATCGCAAAATTATTAAATGATTGGAATCTAGTAGAAGTAAAAGGAAGT